CAATGGGAAGAGAGAAATTTAGTGCGCTGGACATGCTGTCAAAGCGGTCCTTGCCGGAAAGAAAAGAGAAGCAGGCAATTGTATACAAGGATCCCAGAGAATTGGTGCCGACTCAGGAAAACTTCTACACAACAAAAAACATTAGCAAACTCAAAGCGTCGATAAAGATCACAGGATATCTGATGCAGCCGATTCTGATAGAAAATGTAGATGGAAAAGACAAAGTACTTGCCGGCCATCGCAGAAGATTATGTTGCATAGAGTTAATCGAAGAAGGAGACACCAGATTCGAGAAGGTTCCGTGCATGTATGCTGCGGAAATCAATGTTTCAGAGGACAAAGAACTGACACCAGAGCAGAGAGAAGCAATCACGCCATTCTTGAGACAATTTAAGGTAATTCAGGCAAACAATTACAGAGATAAAAACGACTGGGAAAGAATGCAGGAAGCTCTGGAGATGGAGAAGATTGTTAAGGGTCTGAAAGAGAAGGTTGGAATCACTGGAACAGTCAGAGAGAATTTGAAAGAACTCCTTGGAGTGTCAAACGCTCAGTTTGGCCGTTATAAGAACATTAGCAATCATCTGTCAGAGGAATTGATGGAAGAGTTTCAGGATGGAGAGATTAACATTTCTGTGGCAGATGCTGCAGCGTCCCTGGAACCGGAACTGCAGAAGATGGCATACGAGATGTACATGAAGAACAAAATCCTGACTCTTCCAGATATTCAACTCCTGAAGGATCAGCAGGCATTAAATGCAGACATTCCGGGACAGATGACAATAGAACAGGCGACCAGGCAGCAGAAACCCGTAGAAGACGAGACGCCAATTCCCGTAGAATTGCAGATAGAAAGATTCTTTGACAGCTTGAAAAAGAACACAACAGCCAGGATCCGCAATGGAGACAAGCTGATGGGAACAAAGATGATCAGTATGCTCTATTGCTATGTAAAGCACAGAAACGGGTACCTGAACTATCAGGGGCATCCGGATAGGATCACATTCAACCCAGACAGCCCGGAAGAAAAAGAAATGACCTGGCAGGAGCTGACCGAAGAACTGATCAGGCGCTACTCCATAAAGAAACCGGTCAAAATGACCACAATTGATGCGCCGGAAGCGGTAGTTACGCTTACGGAGTCGGCAGCAGTTAAAGCGTTTTGCGAAGCTTATCCCAAAAAATTGAAAACGATCATGAGGATATGCCGAAGATGCAAAGACAATGGAGAAGCTGCTAAGGCCGTACAAATGGACTTTGCGCCAGGTGGATTTAGTTCATCAAGCGGGAGCAACGTAAATTATAGCTTTATGTCGTTCACAGCAGGACTTGAAATTGAAGTGAACAGTGAAAAAGTATCAATGAAATATGGACGGCTGATTGTAGAAGCAAAGAATCTCTATGATCCATTTTCTCCAGAATTTGATATGGAGCCAAAGAAACCAGAAGTAAAAGATGATGGAGGACAGGCAAAATATATCACAGGACAATCCGGATCTGGATTATGCGGAGCAGCTGCTTATTGTAGCCAGGAATACAACTGCTGTTCTCAGTGCCCGGACGACTGCAACAGCCGTTGCGGATGGATTCTGGAAAAGAGCTGCCAGCCGGCAGCAGAAACACCGGACGAAAAGCAGCAGGAAGACCATTCCGGTGATCTCACCGAGATGGAGAAACATCTGGGAAATACAGATAAAATTACAGATGCGTGGCCGGAAGATTTAAAAGATATCCCAGTACCTACAGGTGTAGAAATCATCGGATATCTGTACGATGAAGAAAGAAGACTCAAAGAATTCCTTGAAACCGAAAAAGAAGATCCTGGATTACCGCATATGGCAATCCTGAAACAGCAGCTGATTGTTGGAGGACTGAGAATTATTAAAAATCTTGTAGAAGATTGTAAGGAAGAACCGGAAGAATCAGAACAGCCGCCTCTTCCAATCATGAGAAACAATGACCAGCGCAAGGAGTGGCTGAAAAACTATAAAGCCTGGGGACTCTGGTACACCGATAATCATACCGGCGTGAAATATTACAAATACGATTTCGAAAACGGCGCCCGTTTGATCGTAGAAGAATACGAGAAAGAGTCTTTGCCAGAAAACAGCTGGTATGTGCCGGAAGAACCATATTACATGCATCTGATAGGAGGACCGGAACCGGACAGAAAAGGTGAAATTCCAAAATGGACATATCATTCGAAATACAACAAGTACCCAAACAGTGAAACAGAACTTGTGGGATTTTTAAAGGAGATCCAGAAATGAGCAAGTTAGATCAATATATGCAAGGACGTACAGAGGGCATGGAATTCGCCCTCCGCCTTGCAAAGGATAAAGGAATAGAAGAGTTGGAGAAAGAAGTCAGATTCCGAAACCGGACAGGAGTCTCGTTAAATCTTACCAGACAGGAGATAGCCGCCGGATCCGACAAAATCAAGAATATGACTTTTGACACCATGTTAGCAATGAGTCTTATGACTTTAAGAGATGAATTCACCTTCGGAAAGAAACGCCTGGAAAGATTCAAGGACAGATTCACCGAGAAAGCTGCATCTCTGGCAGAAGACTACTGCACATGGCTGGATATAGTAGACGTGCTCAAGGAAGAAACCGGAATAGATTTAGAAATCCGGTGGAACGACAAGAAATGACCGATTCGGTCACTAAAAAAGGGTGCCCTAAAATTCACATAGATACATCCTTCCTGTGTGAGCCTGTCAGATCACAGGAAGGAGAAAGGAGAAAATGTATGTTAATCAGAAGTCAGGATAAAACAGCACTGGTAAAGTTTGAAAACATTGTAGTCGATCTAAAACTCCCAGATTCATTGAATGTTATATGCTGGAGTTTGCAGGATACGCAGAGGAGTGGCGGATATTTTATTTTAGGAAAATATTCCACAAAAGAAAAAACCATGAAAGTACTGGATATGATTCAGGAAGCATATGCGGACGCAGAGTTAATTCCAATGACAGTGCCAAATATCGGGAAGATGTTCGCAGAAGCGTCAGCATCAAAAGAAAATGAACTTCTGGCTGAAGCTATTGGAAAAGCACTTATGAACAAAATGGTCTTTCAAATGCCAGAGGATAGTGAGGTGGAAGCATGAGTGATGTAATGAAACTTGTTCAGAATGAAGATGGCACATTTAGTGCATATGATGATACCTACGATGTTGTAATACATTGCGAGACAGAAGAAGAGCAGAAGAAAGTTATTGAACGTTTAAAAGATACTAGCTGGATTCCTGCCAGTGAGAGATTGCCCGAAATCAAAATTACCGCTGGTTGGAATAGCTGCATTGATAAGATTACCGGAGAAGGAAAGGACATTTAAGAATATGAGCAGAGAGGAACAGATATGCGAAACCTGTAAAGAGAATGATAATGGTTTCTGCGATCGCATTGGACGCATGGTAGAAGATGACGACTGGTGCGCAAAATGGAAAACCAAAGAAGTTCCGGAATGGAAAGCAAGGATGATGAATACATTTCTGGCCGGACACTGAGAGGAGGGCGGAAATGATCCCATTTTTATACGATGTAACAGATAGATCAGGCAATCTGGTGATAGGCAATGCAACATTTGCAGAAATAGTGGAAGGTTTAAACTGCTCAAAAGCACAGGCGAACAATGCAAGGACCTCCGGAGATTTAATCTTCAGGAAGTACGAAATGCACAGAGTTGATCGGAAATTAAGCAGAGTGAAGGATATCGCATTGCTTCAGGAATTTGATACCGTCCGTCTCCACTTGCTGGGATATAAGGACAGCGACAGGAAATGAATAAAAGACAGAAAAAGAAACTATTCCGAAAAACCATGGGATGGAATCCTCCGGACTGTTTAATCTACACCAGCCGGGACTACCATGTTTTTATCGGCAAGCCATGGGGAGGTCTGGCAGCTCTGAAGAAGCAGGAAGCCACCAGAACAGTAGAAGACTTTAACCGGAATATTCAGAACAGGAATTACCTGCTCAGAGAAGCAAGGAGGTACACTAGATGAAACAGGGAGGATTATTATTTCCCAAAGAACCCGCCAGAAAAAAACGGAAAAAGCACCACAAAAGCATTATAGACAGAGATATGAAAAATCAGTGCTTCATTTGCGGAAAAACAGGCTATACAGAACGCCATCACATCTATGGCAGCGCAAACCGCAAATACTCCGAGCAATATGGCTTAACCGTATATCTTTGCCCAGAATGCCACAGGACCTCAGAGATATCAGCACACCGAAACAAAGAAGTCAGGATTACCCTGCAGCGGATCGGCCAGAGAACATTTGAGAAGAAGTGTGGCAGCAGGGATAAATTCACGGAAATATTTGGAAAGAACTATCTGGAGGATGAATAGATGAACATTGCACATCATCAAAGACAAAAATGTTACAGCCGGAACGAATTGCAAGGAATACAGATTATACAAACAAAAAGTGACCGAATCGGTCAGGAAGGAGAAAAATGAATTACGACAAAAGCAACATCCCTCTCATGAGAATGGGAGACATAAGAAAGACACTCAAAAGAACGTTCAAAGTCCGCCCAGGCAGAAAGATTAAATTAAAAGCGTGGGTAAGAGATGATGGAAATAGCACACGAATCATATACCATACAGCGACTGTTATAAAATTATATCCCTATGTGGTACAATTACAGCTGGAAAACGGGCAATACACCTCTCCCGGATACACAAAACTATATCTGATGCTTCATGGAGCGGCATGAAAAAAATAAAAGACATTGAAAGGAAAGCCGGGAACCGCAAAGCTCCCGGCTGAAAGTATGAAAAGAAGGAAAGGAGAGCGATACCGATGGATAAGAATATTTTGAACCAGTACATAGATGCCTGCGAACTGATCAGGGAAACGGAACAGGAGATTAAAAAGCTTAACAGAAAGAAAAAGACAGTGATACAGACAAACGTATCTGGAAGCAACCCCGAATTTCCTTATAACCCAAAACATTTCAAGGTGCAGGGAACAACATTTTCTATTAAGGACGACAGCCAACTGCGCTATCGACAGAAGGTACTGGAAGAGAGAAGAAAACAGGCAGAGCAGCTAAAGACAAAAGTAGAAGAGTGGCTAAACACAATTCCTCCAAGAATGCAGAGAATCATAAAATACAAGGTGTTTGAAGAACTGACGTGGCAGCAGGTAGCTGGAAAGATGGGAAGAAAAGCCACAGAAGAGAGCGTAAAAAAAGAATTTCAAAGATTTTTCAAAGAAAATTAAAGTTTGTCCCGAATGTCCCAAATGTCCCGATTCAAAATGTTATAGTATAAACTGAACTCAGTGGAAGATCATACAGAGTTCTCCTTCCCTTAGTTGTCTGCCAGTACCCGCTTGGCAGACTACCAGAACATCTCGCCAAGTGGGAGCGAGCGTGAGCCATGGAGCCGCAGGTTCGAATCCTGATGTTCTGCTCCGGTTTAACACCGGACTCATATGGATTTTCCTTGACATAGGAGCCATCTGTTCTTTATGAGCAGGTGGCTCCTGCGCTACGGACATTTAGCTCAGCTGGTCAGAGCATCCGGCTCATAACCGGACGGTCCTGAGTTCGAATCTCAGAATGTCCATAATTACCGCGGGATAAAGTAACGGAAACTTACAGGCCTCCTTAGCCTGGAATGGCGGTTCGAATCCGTCTCCCGCTATCAGAGAACAGGAGGGATGGCATGATATACAAACGATGTAGCAGATGCGGGAGTAGGGTACCAGCAGGGACTACATGTATATGCAGAAAGAACAACATCAGAGAGTATGCAAAGCCAACCGGAATAAAGAAAGAATACCACACACAACGGTGGAAGAATCTGAGACAGTTTGTGCTTAACAGTTATGACGGGCTGGATATCTACATGATGTACAAGCATAACAGAATAGTGACAGCAGATACGGTACACCATATTGAATTATCGCAAGATAGACCTGATCTGTTCTATTCAGATTCAAACTTGATTCCAGTCTCAAGAGCTGGACATAAAGAGATACATAAACGATATGAGAAAGAGGGAAAGACGGTAGTGCAGGAGGAATTGAGAGGCTTTCAGATGCGTTTCAAGACCACCGGGGGATAGAAAAAAGTTTTGAACGGATCTCCCACGACCACGTATGCCCCTTTCTTTCTGCAAAATTCTAAAAACGAAAAAAAAGTTGGCAAATGAAAGGAGGGAGGTCAGAGGGCAAGACCGAGAGTGCCGGTAGAATTGCAAACCGGACATTTAAAAGTTATTGACGGACAGAAGAAAAGAGATGCAGAAGACCAGGTAAAAACAGAGAAAAACCAGCTTAAACGACCTCCTTCTTGGCTGATCGATGATGTTGCTAAAAAAGAATGGCGAAGAGTTGTAAAAGAGTTAAGCAAGCTAAATATAGTCGGAAATCTGGACTTAAACAATATCGGAGGCTACTGTAATGCTTTCGCAAACTATGTAAAAGCGACAGAAATATTGAGTCAGCAGACGTATTATGTTGACCGAGAAACCAGAACAGGAGTAATTGTTGTAAAAAACCCCATGGTTGATATTCAGAAAGGATATGCAGAAGAAATGAGACGCTTCGCCGCCTTGTGCGGACTGACAATTGATTCAAGACTAAAAGCAGGAACGGTGAAAGCAAATAAGCAGCAGGAAGAAATTGAGAACCGGTTCGGTGCTATATGATTCTTGATGAACTTAAAAAATACGCTCATGATTGCATATCTGGGAAAATTATCAGCGGCAGAAAACATATATGGGCCTGCGAAAGATTACTGAGAGATATTGACCGAATCGGTCAACCGGATTTTCCATACGTCTGGGATGAAGACCAGGCGGAGAACATTGCAGAATGGTTTGCGCTCTTACGACATAGTAAAGGAGTTCTGGCAAAGCAACCGATCATTCTAACACCATGGCAGAGATTTAGAATCTGCCAGCTGTACGGATGGGTTCATAAAAATACCGGATATCGACGTTTCAAGAAATATTTCACAGAAGTGGCCAGAAAGAATGCGAAATCTCAGGAAGAAGCAGGCATTGCGCTCTATGAGGCAGCAGTTACATCAACCAAGAACGGAGAAGTATACGAGATTTATACCGCCGGCACAAAACGCGACCAGTCCAAAATTGTATTCGGGGAAGCCGGATTAATGCTTCAAGGATCACCTTTGAGGATGAAATTTAAGGTAACCAGAGACTGTATAAAACATCTGAAAAGCAATAGCACAATCAAACCATTATCAAAAGACGATGGAAAGTCCGGGGATGGTACAAACCCTGCACTTCTGGTTTTAGATGAGTATCATCAGCACAAAACCACGGAGTTCTATGATTTAGGAATAGGATCAAACACAAAAGAGCCGCTCTTGATGATTATAACAACAGCTGGAATGGATTTAACTTATCCTTGCTATGTGACTGAGTATCAGTATTGTTCCAAGGTGTTGAATCCAAACACGGACGTGGAGAATGATGAATATCTGATCGACATTTGTGAGATGGATCCGGAAGATTATGAAGACATTTCAAATCTGGATAACGAAGAGACTTGGAAGAAAGCTAATCCGATTAGAATGACATATCCGGAAGGCGTCGATAAGATTCGCGGTGAATATAAGATTGCCAGAGAACAGCCAGAACATATGACGGCCTTCCTCACAAAATGTCTGGATGTCTGGGTGCAGGCGAAAGAGAATGGGTATATGGACATGTCGAAATGGAAAGCCTGCCAGGTGAATGAATTACCATTTGATATAACGGGACATCCGGTGTATGTAGGCTTCGATATGTCTGCAAAGACAGATCTTACATCAGTGGCGTTTATGATTCCGTTTTTATCCGGGGAATACGATGCGAATAGAAAAGAAATAGTAAAGTATATTCTTTGGTCGCACAGTTTTATCCCGACAAGGGAGAAGCTTCAGGAACATATTATAAAAGACAAGGTTGCCTATGACGCGTGGGAACGTATGGGATTTCTGGAGGTAACAAACACTCCGATCGTAGATCAGGGAGCAGTTATGAGATATGTTCTTGAGACCTGCGAAAAAATGAAATTAAAAATACAATGCCTGTGCTTTGACCCTGCGAATGCGAGTAAATTAATGATGGATCTGTCAGATGAAGGATACGATGTCGAAGAAGTATTTCAGAGCCACAAACACCTAAACGAAGCAACACAGGGATTCAGAGAGCAGGTATTTTGCAGAAATATTATATATACTTACAATCCCCTGCTGAATTATGCGATGAGTAATGCGGTAATCCGGCAGAACAATGGACTGATCAAAATTGATAAAGATGCAACAACAAAGAGAATCGACCCGGTGGATGCAACGCTATGTGCGTATAAACTGGCAATGTTTCATACATTCGGAGACGATTACGGAGATTACATTGATAATTTTATTGAGGAGATATTGAAGGATTCTACAGAAAATTAAAGAAATGTGGAATTCCCTTGTTGGAGAGCCTACATCAATAGATGATGAAAGGCTAATGGAGTGGCTTGGAATTGATCCAAAAACCCCACGAAATGCAATTGGAGAAGTAACGTATTTTACATGCTTAAAAATGCTTTCAGAAACAATGGGGAAAATGCCACTGAAATTTTATAAGCAGACCGATAAGGGAAAAATACGGGCAGATCCGACGAGAGCTTCATGGCTCCTTATGAACAGACCAAATCAGATCATGACTCCGGCGACGTTCTGGGGCACGATAGAATATAATTGTGAACATTATGGAAATGCGTATGTATGGATACAGACGAAATTCGAGAAAAAGGGAAGATATGGAGGAGAATACAACATTCTTTCATTCTGGCCTATGCAGAGCAATTATGTGGATGTGCTAATGGATGATGTGGGAGTGTTCGGAGACGCAGGAAGGCTGTATTATCGATACAGCGATCCTAAGACCGGAAAGACATACACTTTTTCGCAGGATAATGTCCTGCACTTTAAAACATGGTGTACACTTAATGGAATCATGGGAAAACCGGTAAGGCAGATCTTGCAGGATTCAATTTCAGGCGCAGTGGAGTCACAGAAATACTTGAATCAGCTGTATACTAGCGGATTAACCGCAAAGGCAGCACTGCAGTATACCGGAGATCTTGATAAACCAAAGCGTATGGCCTTGCAAAAGGAATACAACGCATTACTTTCAGGCGCTAAAAACGCAGGTAAAGTGGTGGCAGTACCGGTCGGCATGACATTACAGCCGTTAAACGTAACTCTGGCAGATGCGCAGTATGCAGAGATAAAAAAATATACGGCGTTGCAGATCGCAGCAGCATTCGGAATTAAACCAAATCAGCTAAACGATTATGATAAGTCAAGCTATTCAAATTCTGAAAGCCAGCAGTTGGCATTCCTGGTGGACACGATGAGCTATAGATTGTCACAGTACGAGCAGGAGATAAACTATAAATGTCTTTCTGATACTGAGAAAAAAGAAGGATATTATTTTAAATTCAACGAAAAAGCAATATTGAGAACGGATTCAAAGACACAGAAGGAAGTAATAACTGGATACGTGCAGAACGGAATCTATACGATCAATGAGGGGAGAGATCTCCTTGATCTTCCTTTCGTGGACGGAGGAAATGTCAACATGGTAAACGGAACGTATCAGCCGATAACACATATAGGCGCGGCTTACGGAGTTAACACACAGGGAGGTGAAGGAGATGGAGATTGATGTAAGAGGGGATATCATCAGCAATGATGATAAATGGATTTACGACTGGCTGGACTGGGATTCCACATGTCCGAATGATATCAGGAATGCAATTGCATCTCTTCAATCAGGAGAAACACTCACGGTAAACATAAACTCAGGCGGCGGCTCTGTGATGGCAGGACAGGAAATCTATTCTATTCTTGCCGGAAGAAGTGACGTGGAAATCAACATTCAATCGCTTGCTGGTAGTGCAGCCAGTGTGATTGCAATGGCAAACACATGCAAAATGAGCCCTGTTGCGACTATAATGATCCACAATGTCTCAATGTCAGGAGCTTCCGGAGATTATCATGATATGCAGAAGAACGCAGAGATCTTAAAAACAATGAACAGTGCGCTTTCGGAAGCGTATGCAAGAAAAACAGGAAGATCAAAAGATGAAATCCTGAAAATGATGGATAAGGAAACATGGATCACAGCAGAGAAGGCTCTTGAACTTGGATTTATTGATAAAATCGAGAATTCAGGGCAGCAGTTCTTTAATTGCGTGTGCGGAGTCAGACTGACGGATGAAATACGCAATAAAGTAAAACAGGAAAAAGAAGCCCAGGAAGCAAAAGAACAGCAGAAAAAAGAAATATTAAGAGACTTAGATCAGTATGGTATCTGAGCGGAACGGAGGATATAAGGAATAAAAAATTATTAGAACTTTTAAACTCTATTAATGAGAAAAAAACAATGGTACAGTCCCTGGTAGAGCAGGGAAAGCTGGAAGAAGCAAGAACAGCCAAGGAAGAACTTAAAGATATGCAGGAACAGTTTGACCTTCTGAAAGACATCATGGATCCAGACGGAGATGGAACAGCCAATCCACCACAGGAACCGAAACCGTTAGAAAATAACTCTATCAAAGAATTTGCTAATGCGGCAAGAAGAGGATTCCGAAATGCAACCATGGTAGAAGGCACACCTGCAGATGGAGGATATACAGTCCCGGAAGACATCCAGACACAGATCAATACCTACAGAGATGCAAAATTCTCTCTGATCAGCCTGGTTGATGTAGAAAATGTAACAACAAACAAAGGCCAGAGAACCTATAAGAAACGTGCGCAGCAGACGGGATTTGTGAAAGTGGGAGAAGGTGGAAAGATAACAGCTGGAACAACCCCGCAGTTCGAAAGAATCTCATACGAGATTGAGAAATATGCAGGATACTTCCCTTGCACAAATGAACTGCTTGCGGATACAGATGCAAACATCACAGGAACTTTGACAACATGGATTGCGGATGAGTCAAGAGTCACAAGAAATAAAATGATTCTTGAGCAGATTGCGACAAAGGATGTAACAGCGATGAAAGATCTTGATGATATCAAGAAAGCATTGAATATCACGCTTGGACAGGCATTTAAACCTACTTCTGCAATTGTGACAAACGACGATGGGTTACAGTGGCTTGATACATTAAAGGATAACGAAGGAAGATATCTTCTCCAGCCGGATCCTGCAAATCCAATGCAGCTTAGACTTTGCGCTGGATCAACAATTGTTCCCGTCAAAGTTATTCCAAACTCCGATATGCCATCCGATACAAAGACAGCAGGGAACAGAAAAATACCAGTTATTATCGGAGACCTGAAAGAGGGTATCAAATTCTGGGATAGAAACCAGATGACTCTTATGACATCTAACATCGCCCAGATCGGAGAACTGAATGCGTTTGAAGAAGATCTTACAATCTTCAGGGCAATTGAAAGGGAAGACTGCACGGTGAAAGACAAAGAAGCGTTCGTAAACGGACAGCTGACAATTAAAGATGCAACTGTTACAGGAGTATGAGATAAGGTGGTGACCTATGGACATTGATGCAGTAAAAGAGTATCTACGGATCGACGATGATGCAGACGATATGACCATAGAACTAATGATGAACGCTGCAAGAGAATACATAAAAGATGCTGTCGGGAAATATGATGAGAAGAATCCAAAAACGCAGATGTTATTCATGCTTATCATACAGGACCTCTATGAAAACCGTGTTCTGACAGTAAAGGAAGCAGACAAACAGCGACTGACACACGTGGTCGGATCAATGATTCTTCAGCTGCAGATGTCACAACTGGAGGAAGAAAATGGTTGATATCGGAAAACTAAACAGGCGGATCACATTTCTCCGCCTGAACACTTCGGAAGATGAAATGGGCCAGGACAAATCTGAATGGAAAAAATACCGGACAGTATGGGCAACTGTAAAACCATACAAAGCATCAGAATACAATTTCATGAGCAAGTTAAAGCCGGAGGTTACACACAGAATGTACATCCGCTTCAGAAAAGATATTACTGCAGATATGAGGATTTTGTATCAGGGACACATGTATTCCATTGCAGGCCCACCGCTTGATATGGATAATGCACACAGAATGCTGGAAATCCAATGCGAGGAGGTGTTCGAAAGTGTCAAGTATCAACTTTGATTTTGACGCTTCGGAACTGATCCAGGCAATGGAGAAGGCGACAAAACAATATCCTGCATCTGCAGAGAGAGTTTTAAAGAAAGAAGCGAAAAATATTGCCAAGGATTTACAGGGACGAGTAAATTCCGAAGCAAAAGGGCACCATTATCGGCGGGGAAAGAACAGCAGTGACGAAGAAACACAGAAGCCATTAAGCAAGAGCTTCCGGCAGGGAAGAGTAATCCGTTCTGGAAGTAAAATGACAATCGCCGTAACGTCATCGGCTCCTCATTATCACCTGTACGAACTTGGCCATGATATGGTTACACATAATCGGAAGGACAAGAAAGGAAGAGGAAAAGCAGGAACTGGAAAGAAAGTCGGAGAAGTAAAAGGAAGAAAAACAGTTGCAAGATATATGGCGCAGCGTGCGGATCACGCAGAGCTGATCGGACAGGAACTACTTGACGAAATATTAAAGGAGGCTGGAATTGACTCTTAAAGAAATAAAGAAAGCGGTCAATTCCGCTTTGAAAGAAAGATATCCGGAATACAAAATCTATGGCGCCGATACAATAGAAGGCTATACCAGACCTTCTTTTTTTGTATATACAACACAGACCTTTTCAGAATCAACAAAAAATGCCAGACATAAGAATGTAGAGGTTGAAATCTACTACATACAAAAAGCGGCAAACGAGGCAGATGGAACAGATTTTTTCGCCATAATGGAAGAAATGTTCGGGCAGAAACTGACAGTAGGCAGCAGAAGCTTGAACACAAGCGACATGGAATTAACCTTCCAGGGAGAAAATGCAAATGTACCAATGTGTAGATTCGACATAGAGTTCTGGGACCGGATTGAAAGACAGGAAAATGTTGAAACAATGAAAATACTTATGCTTGGACAGGAGGTAAAAGACTAGGGGTTTACCAACAATGAACGTTGTCTTTGTGGCAGCGGCAAGAAAAACAATAAGACGAGCTGAACGTGGAACGGTTGGAATGATCATAAAAGAAACAACGGTACCAACCGCAAACCCGACTGTTATTTACAGTGAAAAAGATATCCCGGAAGCATTTAGTGAAGAAAACAAAGAACAGATCAAATTTGCACTGAAAGGAAATGACACAACTCCAAGAAAGGTAGTTGTATATGTCCTTGAAAAAACAGAAGAAAATTACAGCAAGGCTTTAGAATACTTTGAAATCAAAAAAGTAACATGGCTGTGCTGTCCGACTGTAAAGACTGATAAACAGGAAGAAAGCGTCCTGACATGGGTAAAAGAGCAGAGAGATGGCAATAGGAACAGGGTAAAGGCAATTCTGCCTGATAATACGGCGGACAATGAAGGCATTATAAATTATGCAACGAGCGAAGTGGTTGTAAACAATAAGAAATATACGCCAGAGGCGTTCTGTTCCAGGATCGCCGGACTTCTTGCGGGAACATCGTATAAAATATCATCTACATTTGCCGTGTTGGAAGAAGTAAGCGCATGTGAAAAACTGGATAAAGATGCACTGGATACTGCTGTGGATGCAGGAAAATTTGTTGTGTTCTACGATGGAGAAAAAGTAAAAGTAGCAAAAGGCGTCAACTCTCTGACGACAGTTCAGAAAGGAAAAGCTGATTCGTGGAAAAAAATCCGTGTTGTAGAGACAATGGATATGATCCACGACGATTTGGTGCTGCTGGCCGAGGATAACTATATCGGAAAGTATCCAAACACATACAGTAACAAATGTCTCCTGATATCAGCGATCAATTCTTACTTGAAAGAGTTGGAAAGAAACGGGCTGATACAGGACTATGAAATTGGCTTGGATACAGAAGCGATAAAAGAATATATCATCGAAAACAAGGAGGTCTCCAGAGACGAAGCAGAAGCAATGTCAGAGGAGGAAATCAAAAAGCAGTATACCGATAATAAAGTTTTTCTGAAGGCATACGTGACGATCGTGGACGTAATGGAAGACATTAATCTGGAGATTGCTGTGTAAGGAGGAAACAAAAGGAATAATTATACAGATGACAGAGTTGTCAACGGCACTTTTGGAGAGTGCTGGATAGACAATGACTACATGGCAGAAACGACAGCTTTGCAGGCGAAAATGAAGCTTGACACGACAGAAGTTAAGAGAACCGGAACGCTGGAAAAGGGGTATAAGGTAACCGGGATTAGCGGATCTGGAACCTTGAAGCTGAATAAAGTGACATCTTATTTCATAAAGAAGATTTCAGAGAATTTAAAAAAAGGAAAAGCAACAAGAGCAACGATCATCACAAACCTGGAAGATCCAGAAGCATTTGGAGCAGAAAGAATTCGCTTAGATAACTGCGTGTTCACGGAGCTGACACTTGCGGACTGGGAAGCAGGTAAGCTGCTTGAGGAATCTATACCGTTTAACTTCAGCAGCTTCGAAGTGCTTAACACAATAGATGCATAGGGGAAAGAATATGAATTTAATTGAAAAGTTACTCAGTGTAGATAAAACAAAAGCCACGGAAAAAGAGACAAAAAAGATTAAATCAAAGAAACTGGCCAAACTGGTAGGCGAAGACGCAGAGATTACGATCAGAGAATTATCAGGGAAAAGATACAATACCCTTCAGGCCATGTTGTATGACAAAAAGGGAAACCGTGACATGAATGCCACATATGATTTTAATTTAATGTGCTGTGTATACGGTGTCGTGGATCCATGTCTGACTGATCAGAAATTGATGGAACATTTTGGGGCTTCTACGCCAAAGGATCTTGCGGCGATTCTGTTCGGAATGGAAACTGGAAGCATTGCATCAGAAATCGTAAAGCTCTCAGGACTTGGAGAAGACGCTGAAGAAGAAGTAAAAAACTTATAAAGGTGGGCAGCGAAGCAAGCGTTGCTTACGCATTGTTCCGCCTGAAAAAATGGAAGCCATCGAAATATTACAATATGGGCGCGGGTGAACGATTAATCACCCGCGCTTTTTTGAAACAGGAAATACAAGACTTAAAAGAGGAGATGAAAAACAAGGGCAGGTAAGACGGTTGCAGCAGTTGTTAAGTTAATAGATGATTTCAGCGATCCGTCAAAACAGGTGGCGGCCCAGGCTCGTGACCTGGAAAAACGTTTTAACAATGTTGCTGATGTGTTCTCTCATGCCGGAGATGCATTTACATCTGCCGGAGAAACATTGACCAAGTCGGTCACTGCACCACTGGCAGCTGTCGGAACTGCAGCAATTAAATTTTCCTCTGATTCACAGGACGCATTTCAACAGTTTGCAGCGGCAACAGGTACCGCAACAGATGAGATGGGCAAGTATAAAGACATGATCAACAATGTCTATAAAGATAATTTCGGTGAATCAATAAATGATGTCGCGGAAGCCATGGCAACTGTTAATCAAAACATGTCTTACCTGGATGATTCAGCTCTGCAGAGATGCACAGAATACGCATATACGCTGTCAGATACGTTTGACGTAGATGTAGCAGAAAGCACAAGAGCAGCCGACGCACTTATAAAGCACTATGGGGTATCAGCAAGAGAAGCATTCAATCTCATGACTCAGGGCATGCAATCAGGATTGAATTTCTCAGATGAACTCTTCGACAACATTGACGAATACTCCGTACAGTTCAAGAAGCTGGGACTGGATGCAGAGGATATGTTTTCTGTATTCGCAAACGGTGCGCAGAACGGAGCTTTCAATCTGGATAAGATCGGAGATGCGGTAAAAGAATTCTCAATCAGAGCGATAGATGGATCAGACACGACGAAACAGGGATTCGAGGCTCTCGGGATGAATGCAGACGAAATGGCACAAAAGTTTGGAGCTGGAGGGAAAACTGCAAAAGAAGCATTCAACGAAGTCATAGAAGGACTTGCTTCCATGGATGATCCGGTAGCACAGAGTGCAGCTGGAGTAAACCTATTCGGAACCATGTGGGAAGATTTGGGACCTCAGGTTATAACCTCTATGTCAACGGCGAGTGATGCAATAGATAAAAGCAAGGAGTCTGTCGAAGAACTGGTAAATGTAAAATACGATACATTATCAGGCGCTCTGGGAGGACTTTGGAGAACGATACAGGTAGATGTGCTGCAACCAATTGGGAACCAGTTGATTCCGTATGTCACAAAAGGGATTAATGCCATACAGAAATTTACGGATAAATGGAATAAATTAGGGCCGGCAACTCAGAAGACGATAGTCAAATTTGCAGCAGTAGCGGCAGCAGCAGGACCAGTTTTACTGGGATTTGGAAAAGTATCTACCGGAATTGAAACATTAGTTTCTGATACAGGCAAAATCGGTAGTGTGTTAAAAAAATTGACCGGAGCATCCGGATTTTCCGGGCTTGCAAAAGTTATGACCGGCCCGTTTGGAATTGCGGTAGCGGCAGTAGCAGCAGCGGCTCTGCTGATTTATAAAAACTGGGACAGAATCGCACCTATTTTGCAGAAGATAGGGGATAGATTTGCGGAATTCTGGCAGACAGTAAAACCGCAATTAGAACCGTTCGTAGAATTTGTGGAAAAAATAGCATCATACCTGAAAGAGACATTCGGACCGGTAGTCGAAGAAATCTTTAATTTCGCCGGAGAATTTATTGTCGGAACATTTGATACGATTGGAGTTGCTATTGACGCATTACTCACTATGTTCGAAGGAATTATCTCCTTTTTGAACGGTGTGTTTAAAACAGACTGGGAATCTGTATGGAATGGATGCAAGGAGTTTGTAGGAACTGCATTCTCAGGACTGGCTGATATGGTAAAAGTTCCAATTAATGCTGTGATATCAATCGTCAATGGAGCGATCAGCAAGATTAATTCAATTCATTTTACGGTTCCTGAGTGGGTACCCGGAATAGGAGGAAAAGGCTGGGAGGGCCTTAACATACCACAAATCCCAACTCTTGCGAAAGGCACAGATAACTGGCAGGGAGGTATCGTACAGATCAGTGAAAAAGGTGGAGAGATTGTAGATCTTCCATCTGGAAGCAGAGTGTATCCACACGACGAATCTGTACAGATGGCACGCCAGGAGGCAAAGAAGAACTTTATAGTCAAAATTGCGAAGCTTGCAGACAGTATCGTAGTGCGAGAAGAATCTGATATTGATAAAATAGCAGAAGCGATTGTAAGGAAAATCGAAGAGGCAAGTGACAACATGCCACAAACAGCGTAGGAGACAAGATGGAATATTGGTTAAAAAATGGAAATAAATCAATCCAGCTTCCGATCAGACCCGAATCATTTAGCGTGACATTCGAAAATACGCATCAGACAGTAAATGTACAAACAAAAGGGGATGTAACAATTCTTGGAAAAAAGGGACTCAAGACATATGCATTCGAGTCCTTTTTCCCGGAAAATGATTATCCCTTTGCAGATTATGCAAAAGACAGAAATCCGTGGGAATATGTAAAAGAAATTCTTAAATGGCAGGAAACGCCTATCCAGTTTATTGTCACGAAAACAAAACTGAATAAAAAAGTAATCATAAAATCATTTCAGTTCGGGGAAGAAGATGGAACCGGGGATATAAAATACTCACTTACCATGGACGATTACAGACCACCTAAGTACACTAAGCCGGTAAAAGCTGTTCTTGAACCAGTTGAATCAGACAAGAAGAAGCCAGAGAAAGAGAATAATCGGCCAGACAATAAACCGAAAAAGAAGACGCATACGGTATCAGGCAAGGATACGATTCGGAGCATTGCGAAGAAATATTACGGTTCAGGAAGCTATAGCAGCAAGATATATAATGCGAATAAAGCGGTAATAGAAAAAGAAGCAAAGAAACATGGTCACACAAGCAGCTCACACAATGGAGTGAAAGGCTGGTGGCTCTACAATGGAACGAAACTGGTGATCCCATGAAACTGAATTGGAAAGATACGAATATAACTGGGTACGTTACATCGGTAAGTTGGTCGGGAAGCGCAAAACAAGCGGCCAGATCAGTAGTGTTTAATGTTGCGTATAGTCCAAATGATAAAAATGTAAAGAACCTGGGAATTAAACTGGGAGATAAAATAACATTTTACCCGGGATATCCGGATGATAAAAAGACAAAATTCATTGGGATGGTAACATGCAGGGAAAGAAAATCAGAGGCAGGGGAACTTTCGTATACTGCACAGGACGGGATGATCCATTTGCTCAGATCGTCGGGAACCTACAAATTTGCAAACAAGACGCCTGAAAAGATTACATCCTTGGTATGCAAGGATGTAAAAGTAAAAACGGGAGACCTGGCTAAAACCAAAATAAACATTCCAAAAATATTCTTCCAGGAAAGATCATATTATGAAATCATTATGGCTGCTTATACAAAAGCGTACAGAAAAAATAAAAAGCCATATATAGCCCAGATGAACAGAGATAAACTGGAAGTGATACAAAAAGGAAAAGTTATCCCCAATTTCCACATTTGTCAGGGGGAAAGAATTGTAGAATCCTCTTATTCTGAAAACATTGACAACATGGTAAACCGAGTATACATATACAATTCGGATAATCGAAAGATAGGAAGCATAAGTAATTCAAAGTGGGCTGATAAATTCGGAATCTTTCAAAATTCTATATCTGTAGATTCGGGGAATGGAAAAGCAGAAGCGAAGACAGAACTTCATGGGATTGATAAAACATCAAGCCTGACAATGATTGGGGACTGCAGATGCATCTCCGGATTAGGAGTGATCATAGAAGATTCCAGAACCGGCTTGAAAGGAAAGTTCTGGATAGAAAATGACAGCCATGAATGGAGCGGCGGTTTATACACCACAAAACTGGAACTGGCTTTTAAAAATATTATGGACGTCCAGGAAGAGGATGAAGAACAGGAAACATCTGAAGGTTCTTTTGGATCAGGGACAAGCAGCGCATTAGAGGATGTACTAAATCAGGCAAGAGCCTGGATTGGAATATCAGGGAGCACAAATGAGGCTACACAGTACTATGGATACAACGGAGTTGCATGGTGCTGTATTTTTCAATGGTCAGTTTTTAACAAATCTGGCCACGGAAATTTGTTTATGGGCGGCGGGAAAACAGCTAGTTGTTCCGATGTAACAGAATGGTATCAAGCCAGAGGAAAATTCGGGACAGTGCCAAAAGTTGGAGCTTTAGTAGTTTACGGACCAGGAGGAGGAAGTCACATAGGTCTAGTAGAAAGTGTTTCCGGATCAGGAATAAATGATTACGTGTCGATCGAAGGTAACACTAGCGGAGCGACAGGAGGCTTAGCAGCGAAAAAACAGTACGGGAACCGAAGAAGTGATGTATATGGATTTTGCTATATCGACTATCCTGCTACAACAATATCGACAGGAAATGACTCAGTAATATCTGGGACATCGAAACCAATACCGGCGGGACTGCAACAATCCGGCATATGTCCATGGGATTATACGATTTATCCATATTGGTATAGCCGATGGAATGGTGATTCTATGCAAAGAAGGGTTGCAGATATATGGAATGCGAAAGGACGAGCAAGCGATCATGGCATAGCGACTATAGATGGTTATTATCTTGTTGCTGTGGGATCATACTTTGGCTCTTGTGGCGACCTTATAAGTTTTACACTGGAAGGTGGGATAAAACTGAATTGCCTTGTTGCAGATGAAAAGAATGCAGGAGACAGCAGCGGCAGTGTTTATGGACATTGGCAGGACTACCCTGCTTCTGGATGGTCAATCATAGAATGGGAGAGCATGGGTGGAAGCGATTACTCAAATTCTGGAGCATTGCTAAATGTAAGCCAATGGAAAGGGAAGAAAGTGACAGCAGCTGTTAACGGAGGAAGATACAAAGGTCTATAAACATATACGAACGTTACGTAGAGCAAATGAGAAGAGCTGGGCGATATTACAATGCTCAGCCGCCTCAACTGGGAATTATGATGGATGCGGGAAAGATCAAAATAGATACCATGACGCTGGACAAAAATGATTATCTGATAAATTGTAATCTAAGATTGGACAATAAGAAGAAAATATTCATACATAATTCGAAGCCGCAATCAGCAGAATATATGACGGATTCTTCACATAATGCAACACTGGAAGAATACAAGAAAAATATTCTACAGGAAGGAGACAGAGTCCTTCTTATAAAACTTAATAAACATGAAAAATATGTGGTGATAGCAAAGGTGGTGGTGCCAGAATGATGTTTCCGTTCGTGGACAACGAAGAAGATGAGAAAGAAGAAAATTTATATATTCCACGGGAATATGGAATCAATTTTGAAACCGGCCAGCTTTCCGGAAAGATAGTGGAAGGATACGATGCACTTCTTGTGTGGGTATGGCTGGCATTAAAAACGCCAAGATATAGATACTATATTTATTCAGAGGACTATGGACAGGAATATGAAGAACTTATCGGAAAAAGCTACTCAAAAGAACTGACAGATTCCGAACTGGAACGGATGACAGAGGAGTGCCTGACAGAAAATCCGTACATAACGGGAATTGAAAATTTTACGTGTACAAAAGATGAAGGAAAAGTAACGGTTTCATTTCGATTGATAACAGAGCTTGGAGACGGGGAGGTGAATGCAGAGGTTTGAAGAAATGACATACGAAGCAATCATGCGATCAATGATGAGGGACATGCCAGACGACATTGATACATCAGAAGGCAGCTTGATTTTTAACGCATGCGCAAAACAGGCGGTAAGACTTGAGGAAGCTTATCTGATGCTTGCTGGAATAGAACAGAATATGTATGCAGACACAGCGGACCTGGAACACTTGATCAGGAATGGAAACGACAGAGGATGTTATATCAACCAGGCAACATATGCAGAAATGACTGCTCAATTTAACTGTGAAGTACCACTTGGATCGCGCTGGAATCTCGACGAATACAATTACACAGTATACAATGTGATTGATGAAAAAGAACACACATACCGGCTTGGCTGTGATAGCCCGGGTGCAGAACCGAATCACATAATGGGAGACCTCGACCCGATCGGATACGTAGATAATTTTGAATGGGGAAGAATTATTAAGTGTACATTAGAAGGAAAAGATCAGGAAGAGACGGAGAGCTATCGCGCGAGATTACTTGCGACATATAATTACAGAGGGTTTGCGGGAAATAGGGAATATTACAAAAGCCGTATAAAAGAATTAAGCGGTGTATATGGATGCAAGCTGAAACGTGTAAAGGCACCATCGGACAGAATTGCCATAACTATCATAGGGCAGGATTACAGAAAACCGTCACAGGATGTTATAACTGCAACTCAGACGGCTGTTGATCCGATTGTAAACAGCGGAGAAGGTGAGGGATTTGCACCCATCGGGCATAGGGTGACGATCACTGGCGTAGAAGAAACTACCGTAAATATAGAGACAACAATCACATGCGAATCCGGATATACTGCGGAAGCCCTGAAAAGCTATATTAACCAGACTATCGATGAATATTTACTAAATCTGAGAAAAGAATGGGAAAATAAAGAAACAATCATTGTGAGAATACTACAAATTGAGGCAGCAGTTGTAAATATCAAAGGAATCATTGATGTGGCAGACACTAAAATTAATGGGAAAGCGGAGAATCTACAGATAACAGATGGAACCGTGCCGGTAAAGGGGGATATCACATGCATATAAATGTGGAGTACCCGGATATTGTAATAGATATAAGAGAGATAAAAGCGTGCGTTGATGCAGGAGACAACGTTGGAAGGGTTCTTGAAAATTATCTGGAAGAAATTGACCGTAATATTACGATCAAAACAGCTGAAGAATCAGGAATACAGCGCAGAGAAAAGATCCTCGGAATTCAGCCGTTAGATACCGCTAGCCTGGAAGACCGAAAAGTGGAAGTGCTGCTGAGGTGGTGGTCCAGTCCTGTATACACAGAAACAACACTACGCCAGAAACTGGACGCAGTGCTTGGAAGAGAAAACTATATACTGGACATTGAACTGGATAAAAAACAGGTATCATGTCAGGTTGAAGTGACGCGTAAGTATATGATCAAGGGAGTAGAAGATCTGTTTGAACAGATGGTTCCGCTCGATTATCTACTAGAAATAACTCTTAGATACAATCAATACAAAAAATATAAACCTTATACATATAAGCAGCTAAAAGAAAAGACATATTACCAGCTGCGGAATGAGGAGGTAACATTTGCAAAAAACAATTAATTATGGATTTCCGAAGCCGGAGGATGATGACTTCTTCAACGTAAAAGATTTCGCAGATATGATGGACAAGGTTGATGAAACACTTGCGAAAGTAGAGAATGCCGGTGGAATTTATGTTGGAGGAACAAACCTTTCTGCAGAAGCTACGATTAACGATGAAGATGCGGAGTATCTTGCTCTGAGTAAAAGTACAAGTGCTATATCCGAGACGCCACTGTTTTCGAAAAACCTTGCACTGAAAATAGGGACATATTCAGTCATGATTCGAATGAAGGTTTCAGATATATCAAAAACAGATTCTGTTATATCTGTAAAAATCAGAAAAGGATCATATACCGGAGAGATCATTAAAGAAATCCGCATTTCGCCAAGTATGTTTGACGAAAATAATAAATATAAGATTTTGGGAACTATTGTAGATTTCGGAGAAGTAAAAAAAGGTACGAAAATGTACATTGAAGCGTCGATCATGAAGACGACAATAATGGAAATAGTAACAATTGACTATATGCTCGTGAACCCGGCTTACACGTCAGTGTCAGCAGTATAGGAGAAGAATAAGGATCATAACAGCTGAATCTTTGAAACGGATCAAAGAAAAAGTAAAAAAAACAATGATGAGCAGAACAGCAGAACAAATGGGAGGTTCACTGAAGAAATATGCATCGCAGGAATATGATTTTGATTTCATGCCGCAGAATGGAAAACAGGTTTCAGATGAGCACATTCAAAAGATTATTGATCCACTTCTGGAAATCAATGATTTCCTGCAAGATAACAGTCTGAGAAAAGAAAGAACTGCTCTTGAAATGACTTTGGAAAGAGCGGAAAATTTCGCAGACAAAATGCTGAACATACAGAAAGATGCAAAGGTATCGGGGTGTAGGGGGAATTGCACAGGTCTATGCGAACTGGCCTGTGCATCTGCCTGTATGGGGTGCGCTTCGTGCTCTGGAAACTGTAGCACTACATGTGGAAAACAGTGCTCAGATGGCTGTTCAGGCGGCTGTGGCGGCTGCACAGGCGGCTGTTCGAGCGGCTGCACACATACATGCGGCGCGGGATGCACTACATCAATAAAAGCTTAAAAGGAGGAAAACAAAAGGGCTTGTACATCTAGTTGCGGAACTCAGTGCGCGACAAGTTGCCAAAATACGACGAAAGGAAATTGCGGAAGCTCATGCGGAACCGCATGCTCAACCAGCTGTAAAACTGGATGCAGTGGGAATTGTGATAGGCTATGCAACAGAGCATGTGAGGATGAATGTACGGGTTGTCAGGCAACATGTGCAGATGACTGTTCGGGTGGCTGCAAAACGGATTGCTTCCAGACCTGCACGACAAATTGTGCGCAGACTTGCGCAGACTGCACAAATGCATGCGGAGGCAATTGCTTTGCAACATGCGCAGATGACTGTTCGGGCGGCTGCAAAAATGGATGTACTGGATGCGGGTACAGTTGTTCATACGATTGCTCTGGATGCTCTGGGACATGTTCAGGATACTGTACTGGATGCGACAATAGATGCACAGCATCGTGTTCGACATCATGCACTGGCTGTTCTGGATGCAGCTCATGCGGAAGTTCATGCGGATCCGAATGTACATCTTCATGCATGGGAGGATGCGCGGAATCGTGTTCAAATAGCTGTTCTACGATTTGCGGAGGATGCAGTACTTCATGCTCGTCAAATTGTTCTACTAATTGCGGAAATACATGCAAAGATACATGCTATGGGCGGGTTTCATCTGCGGTAAAATGACCGACTTGGTCATTTTTTGAAAAACAGGAGGAAGAAAAATGAAGTTAGTTTTAAAAAATAAACAGGAAATAGAAATAGCAGGAATGAACAATTCATTCTCATTTGAAAAATTTCGGGATGGAAAAGGAAATGAATTAAGTTACAACAGCCTTATCACCATGTATGTGGGAGAAAATGAAACTTTTGAATCAGTTAAGAAAAAATTATCAGACGGAAACGACTCGGAATTCACATTAAGCGTTGGGAAAACAAAAAGGGACTTCCCAGGATGGAAAGTGGACGTGATCACAGAGGATTTGTCAGACAGAGGAAGTGTGATCACAATAAAACTTGGAGCGATCTAAAGAAGGGAGAAACTATGAGAAAGATAATTGTAGAAATCGAACGAGAAAAGGCAGAATACATTGAAAGATTAAACTTTGAACTGGGATTTGCAAAAGATGTTATCCAGAGAATTATTGAATCACATCCGAACGATCCGGATATTATTAATTCTGATGCATTCAAAGCATATCAAAAAAAAGGAGTAGAACTGGAAGCGGAGTACAAACTGGCAGTTCAGGAAATTGAAAAGTTGTATATACCGGGAGCAATAAAGAAGCATAAATATAATTGGATGCTTCCAAACAATTCGACGAAACTTGAGATCAACATAATGTGCAATTGCGAAATCGAAGGTGTTGAAAATGAAAAGAACTGAGCAGTACACGGAACAATTAAGTAGATTATATCCGGAACTTCATCAGGTGAATGAAAAAGAAAAAATCTTAACGCAAACAGTCACATTTCAGGTGACTGATGACTGCAATCTGGCGTGCACATACTGCTACCAGATCAAAAAAGGAAAACGCAAAATGAGCCTTGAAACGGCTGAGAAAATGATAGATCTACTGTTGACCGGAGAAAAAGGGATGAAAGAATATATCAACCCCCATAAATCTCCGGGGCTTATTATTGATTTTATCGGTGGAGAGCCCCTGCTGGAGATTGAATTAATTGATCAGATCTGTAGCTACACAATTAACAGGATGATTGAGCTGAACCATCCGTGGATTGATAAAACAATGTTCTCTATATGCTCAAACGGAACGCTATATCATGATCTGGAAGTCGGAAGAGTGCTAAACAAATGGAAAAACAGATTGTCTTTCTCAGTTACAGTTGATGGAAACAAAGAATTACATGATTCCTGCCGCATATTCCCGGACGGAAGCCCATCATATGACTTGGCAGTATCTGCTGCAAAAGATTGGATGAATAAAGGAAATTACATGGGTTCAAAGATCACTATCGCGCCGGCCAATGTCATGCATACATACGATGCGATTGTCCATATGTTTGAACTGGGATATTACGAAATAAATGCGAACTGCGTATACGAGGATGGATGGAAACCAATTCACGCCACCGTACTATATAACGAAATGAAGCGTCTCGCAGACTACATTTTGGAAAACAACATGGACTTCGAAAATGATTATTTTTGTTCGCTGTTTGAAGAGGAGTTCTTCCATCCGAAACAGGAGGACGATCTGGAGAATTGGTGTGGCGGAAACGGAGTGATGCTGGCCGTAGATCCGGCAGGCATTATATATCCGTGTTTGCGCTACATGGAAAGCTCTCTGGGAAATCAACAGGAACCTTATTCAATCGGAGATGTAGATTATGGAATCTGTCAGACGGAATGCGACAGATGCCGCGTAGAGCGCTTGAAAAAAATTGACAGGAGAACACAGAGCACAGACGAGTGCTTTAACTGTCCTATCGCAGAAGGCTGCAGCTGGTGCACTGCATACAATTACCAGATTTTCGGCACACCGGACGCCAGGGCAACATATATTTGCATTATGCACAAAGCAAGAGCACTGGCAAACGCTTACTTCTGGAATAGATATTACAAAAAAAATAAAATCAATAAAAGAATGAAACTATACATCCCGAAAGAATGGGCACTGGAGATTATCACGGAAAAAGAATGGAATTTGCTAAAGAGGGAGGCAGAAGAGGAATAATATAATCACTGCTGTTTTTTCAGAAACAGAAACAAATATTCGGGCCGAAACAGCGTGGCGGTATGATTACGGACAGATTCTTCGGATTCAGGGCTTAAATCTTCCAAGGGCAGTAGAAATGCATTTTTCGCTGGAAGAAACAGGAGGAACATCCGTAACAAGAATCGGGACAGTAAGAGATTCCGTAATAGACGTTCCAATTCCGGATGCTATGCTGGAAAACGAGGAAAATGATCAGAATTATAAAATATATGCATTTGTATATTTGGCTGGAAATGGATCTGGAAATACGGAATATAAAATAACAATTCCAGTAAAAGCAAGACCTAAGCCAGAAATTCCCGGAACACCGGAAAAGCCGGAACTTTTCAGAGAGACCATTGAAACTGTGAATGCAGCAGCTGAAAAAGCGGAGATGGCACAAAAACAGGCAGAAACCTGGGCGCATGGACATGAAAGTTATCCAGAGCGTGATACAGATAATGCAAAATATTACGCTGAACAGGCAAAGAAAGAGGCTGCATCTATTCCCGGCAGAGTAGAAGAGGGAAAGAAAGACATTGATAATTATGTCCACCAGAAAGAAACTGAACTTAAAGGCGAAACCGGAAACGTCCATTTTGCCGCCTTTAAGGTTGTAAAGGGCAGACTCAAAATGTATTCTGATCCAACCGTAGATAAGATGTGTTTTAGCAGAAAAAGAAGCCGATTGAAATACAGATTAAAATTTTAAGGAGAAGAAAAATGAGCACGACAGAGAACAACTATCAAGAAACAGATCTCGGAAACGTCTCCTTGAATCCAAGAGGAGAGTACGATCCAGGAGCATCCTACGAATATCTTGACACAGTAAGTTATCAAGGTGGCTCCTATACGTGCCTGGCGGAGCTGGGAACTACCATCACCGGCATAGCTCCGGATCCGGGACGCAACACAGATGCATGGCAGATGCTCACTCTTCCGGGAGATCTTAAACCAGAGTACATTACAATGCATGATGATACGGTTAATCACGCACGGCAGGCAGAATCCTCAAGGCTTGCCGCAGAACTCGCTCAGCAGGCCGCAGAGGACGCACAGGCGGACATACAGCAGTTACATACCGATACACGCCAGGCGGCAACAGAAGCTGGTCAGAGCCGCGACAGCGCAGCCGGTTATGCTCAGTCTGCAGACGCATCCAGAAAAGCGGCAGCAGAGTCAGAGCAGAATATCAATGCACAGGTTACTGGTTTTGATACCAAGGTGTCCGAATCGGTCACCCAGGCACAGGAAGAAATTGCCACCACAAGGCAGCGGGCAATCTGGGCTGTAGCGAGCCAGCAGGTTACATCCACCCAGGCTGTAAAAGATCAGACAGCATCCTACATTGCAGAAAAAGAAACATCTGCTAAGACAGAAATTGGAAACTACACTTCAGAGAAGATCACAGAGATCAATAATAAAGCATCTGAGGCAAACACAACACTGGCGAACACGATCGCAGATGGAACTACTCTCAAAACACAGCTGGAAACAACCATTTCCACAGCAGACACAAGTAAGAAAAACTTAGACGCATCCAACACGGCAGCAGGCAAAACCAAAACCGCCCTGGACACATCTAACACAACAGCGACTAAGACCAAAGCGAATCTGGACGCATCTAACACAACAGCATCAGAAACTAAAACCGGATTAGACGCAACAAATAAGACTGCTGCCGATCTGGTTGCATCTCTGGGAGATAAGATCACAGAGGGTACTCAGGTGAAGACTGACATCCAGACCACAGGTGAAACAGCAATGAGCAACCTGCAGGCAGAAGCCACAAAGCAGCAGGAGTACATAAAGACAAGCATCGATGATACCCTGTCAATTTCTGGAAAGGCTGCGGATGCAGCAGTCACAGGAAAAAAGATTGATTCACTAAAGGAAGATATATCCAACAAAATTACAAAGTTCTATGCATCGAATCAGGGTGAAACTCATATTACTGATTCTGATAATGGAAAGATTCAGGATATGGTTCTGTATGGAAAGAGCGAGCAGAACCAATACAAAGGGATAAATTTAATTCCTACTGGCATTAGTTATCTCGAAACAATAGAAGTTTTGATTCCAAAAGGAACACACATTTTTTGGGCTACAGACGGTACACCTGCTCTTGGCGGTAATTTCAGGTTCCGTAATGAAGATAGTACTCAAGAGACATGGTTCGGAGTTGGTGCTGGCAAGACTGCAATGACAAGCACGATAAATATTGATGCTAAATATATAGATTTCCTTATTTCCAAAGACCAATCAGTTAAAATATGTTTAGGCATTGGAGATGATCCAGTATATGAACCCTACACAGGCGGTCAGCCATCTCCCTCTCCTGACTATCCACAGGAGATTAAGAGCGTGGTGAATCCAACGGTAAAGATATCAAGTGAAAATGAAACAGAATCTCAGACCGTTACCCTTCCATACACATTGAATGCAATTCCTGTTTCAAGTGACGGTAACGTCACAATTAATGGTCAGCAGTATATTGCGGATTATGCGGATGTGAAACGTGGGAAGTTGGTAAAGATGGTTGATTCTTCTAAGTTAGATAATACACAATCTATTATGGGGAAAACCGAATGGTTGTTAGTAGAGCCACAAGAAATTGACTTAACACAGGAAGAAATGCAGACACTTAAAACGCTTGCGACATATTACCCAACTACAAACATATTTATCAATTCCGAACAGCTTGACGGATATACAGTATTCAACTATCCAATTTCAATGGAGAACGATTGGAACCATGTAAAACAGCAGATTGGTGATATGAGGGAAGATTTTGTAAATTTAAAAGAATATGTAAAAGGTGCAAATCTCCCCGAGACATGGGAACAGGTCGTACTTGCAATCAAATCAAAGCTTTATAAGGAAATGTATGCAGTAGGAGACAAGTTCAGTAACATCTGGAAAGACACGAACAATTCCAATAAGGAATATGACAATCCACTCAGAATCAATCATTTCGAGGACGGATTAGAACTGGAGGACGGAACCACTGTCAATGGAATGTGGCTCCAGACAGTATACGCTCATTTGAAAGGTGTACAGTTCTCGCATCAGCAGGCATTTTATGTTTCTGGTGATGGCATGGTAGCAGGAACCTATTGTGTTGGGTTCGACTATACATGGGGAGACAAAGGATATGTAACTAAAGGAGATTACTGGAACTTTACATTAACCAAGGACGTACCGGCAGGAGGAAGACTTGCAGGATTCTACGGAGCGCCAGATCAGCCACAGACGAACTGGAGAGTATATGTATATTCGGCAGACGGCAAGACAGTCCTTGAAACAGTTTCCGCTATAAACAAAGGACAGGAAGGAACTCTGTTGGGAGTCATGACCGCATACGGCGACGAAAATCTGAACGGTATCCAGCAGATGGCATATGGCGATAATCGGTACGCCACAAGTGCAATAAGACAGTACCTGAACAGCGATAAGCCAAAAGGCGAATGGTGGACAGCGCAGACCAAGTGGGACATTGCACCAGATCAGTTAAGCCAGATTGACGGCTATCTCTGCGGTATGGATCCAGAACTGCTGGCAGTGCTCAAACCAGTAAAAGTTGTAACATACTGCAACACAGTTACAGCAACCGGACAGAAACAGGTTAAGGACATAACATACGACAAAGTCACCCTGATATCTCTGGAACAGATGTACATAGAACCACAGGCTGCAGGAGAAGGGGAAGCCCATGAATACTACAAAGAACTCAACGGAACGGCTAAAAAATTCCAATGGTGGCAGACATACGAGATTTTGAAAACATTCGCTGTTGAAAATCCAACAAGCCCTCAGTATGTCCGTCTGCGTTCGGCGAGTCGCAGCTCCGCGTACTTCACCTGGTTTGTGTACTCCAGCGGCAACGTCAACTACAACTACGCCAGC